TTAAAAACATTAACCGCGACAGTATATGTAGCCTATTTTGGTTCACGTGGTGTAGAAAAATTTAAAACAATAAGTAACAAATAAAAATTAAACAATGGGAAACTTTCCGACAAACGATAGCTTTATATCTAGAGCATTAGCATACAATCCAACTAATACTATAGACCCTAGACCAGCTTGGGTATTTGAAAATCAAACTGGAACATTAGGAACAAATTTAACAGGATCTTCTGTATATGTAGGTGTAGCAGGAACCGTTAGAGGTATTGTTGCTGGTAAAGAAGGAGTAGGGGGAACTGTAGCTCATTTAGGAGCAATAATAACACCAGGTACTGGATACACTACAGCTAACGGATTAGCAACAACAGTTGATATAACTGCAGTGGCTGGAGCTGTAACAGTTGTGACAATAAACGCTATTGGTCAACAATACGGTGTAGGTGACATTCTAACAATTGTACAAGGTGGTAATAATTGCACTATAAGTATAGCTGCTGTACAATCTTTATCACCTGTAGCTGGTGATGCAATTGATTTTTTAAACGTACCAGCTGGATCAATACTTCCAGTAGTATTTGATTACATTTTAGTACCAGCAGCTAATGCTGCAACAAACTTGATAGTAGGTAAATAACTAATATACAAGTGACTATATAAATAAGATAAACATTAACAATTAAATTAAATTAAATTATGGCAAAATCGAAAGAATCAGTAAAAGCAATGATAACTGAAGAACAGTTAAAAATTGTAAATGATCAACAATTAAACTTAAACGAATTACTTAGAAACATAGGTATTTTAGAATCTCAAAAACAAAGTATTCATTCTAAAGTTTTAGAAATTTCTAAACAAATTGACGAAACTAAAAAAGAACTTGAAGAAGAGTATGGCCAAGTAAACATCGATCTCAAAGACGGAAGTTATACTGACATCGAAAAGAAAGATGAAGAATAATATTAGAAAAATAAGTATCGGTTCTGATTATAAAAATGATGCTATGCATTACTCAGTAGGCCAACAAGTTTACGGAGGTCATGAAATATCTCATATACTTTTTTCAGAACTAGATAATTCTTATAATATACATATTAAAAAAAACAACGAGGTATTGCCATGGAAAAAATTTAATTCTAACATGGCTATATCTGTTGAATATGATTTAGAATATTAATGAAAAGTTTGTTTGACTTTATTATAAAACCACTAGGTGATGAATATAATAACACGGTTAAAATAGGCGACAAAACATTAGTTCTTAATACAACTATAGAAAGCTATAAATCTGTTAATAATTTAGCAATCATTATTGAGACACCAAAAGCTTTTAAAACTCCTATTAAAAAAGGTGATATAGTAGTAATACATCATAATGTATTTAGAACTTTTTATGATATGAAAGGTGCTAGAAAAAAAAGCAGATCTCATTTTAAAGATGATTTATATTTTTTAGCTATTGACCAAGTTTATTTATATAAAAGAAACAAAAAGTGGAAAGCATTTGGTGACAGATGTTTTATTATGCCACTTAAAGATAATAATTATCTAACGCTTAATAAAGAGCAAAAGCTTATTGGTATACTTAAAATAGGTAATAGTTCTTTAGAAGCGCTTAAAATAAATCCTGGAGACCTTGTAGGTTATACACCTAATGGGGAATGGGATTTTTTAATAGACGGTCAACGTCTTTATTGTATGAAATCTAATGATATTGTTATAAAATATGAACACGAAGGAAACGAAGTTGAATATAATCCAAGCTGGGCACATAGCAGTTGAGGAACTTATTAAAGTTGCTAAAGAAGCTATTGTAGATTCAGATGAAGATATATCAGCTGACAGATTAAAAAATGCTGCAGCAACTAAAAAACTATGCATATTTGATGCTTTTGAAATACACAATCGTATTATAGAAGAACAAAACATGTTAGATGAAAAGCCTAAAGAAGTTAAAAAAGAAACTACGTTTCGTGGTTTTGCTGAAGGAAGATCTAAGTAATGTATAAGCAAACTTTATATAAAGTATTAAATGACCATATAAAACCTAAAATTCTTAAACGAATGAATAGGTATAAAAAATGGGAATACGGATACAACGAAGAATATAATATGGTTGTTATATCTAAAACTGGTCAAATAGGAGATATATATGAAATACAAAACCTAATAATAGCTTTACCTAAAGCCAATGAAGTTCATGAGTTCAAAGAAAATAAATGGACATCATTTAATTATCCTAAAGAATTAAAAAGAATAAAAACTGTATTTGACTGGAGAGAATATCCAGAAGAATTCAAAGAAAAATATTACGACTATATTGATGAAGAGTTTAAAAGACGTGAAGAAGGTTTTTGGTATATAAACAAAAACATACCTACGTATTTAACAGGAACACATTATATGTATTTACAATGGTCAAAAATTGATGTTGGCCAACCAGATTTTAGAGAATCAAATAGATTATTTTTTATATTTTGGGAAGCTTGCCGAGCAGATTATAGATGTTATGGTATGTCATATTTAAAGAACAGACGTTCTGGATTTTCATTTATGGCTTCTGGCGAATGTGTTAACATGGCTACAATATCAACTGACGCTAGATTTGGTATATTATCAAAATCAGGTGCTGATGCTAAAAAAATGTTTACCGACAAAGTAGTTCCAATATCAGTTAATTATCCTTTCTTTTTTAAGCCGATACAAGATGGTATGGATCGACCTAAAACAGAACTAGCATATAGAGTACCAGCTAGCAAGTTTACTAGAAGAAGCATTGTGTCTACTGAAAAACCAGAAGACTTAGAAGGACTTGATACAACTATTGATTGGAAAAATACTGGAGACAACGCTTATGATGGAGAAAAACTAAAACTTTTAGTTCACGATGAATCAGGTAAATGGGAAAGACCTAATAATATATTAAATAACTGGAGAGTTACAAAAACTACTCTTAGATTAGGTAGTAGAATTATAGGTAAGTGTATGATGGGATCAACATCAAACGCTTTAGATAAAGGAGGTAGAAATTTTAAGAAATTATACGATGACTCAAATGTTAACAAAAGAAACGCAAATGGACAAACTCGTTCAGGACTCTATTCTTTGTTCATTCCTATGGAATGGAATTACGAGGGATACATTGATTCTTATGGCATGCCTGTCTTCGAAACACCACAAAAACCAGTGTTTGGACCTCATGGAGCGCCAATCAAAATCGGGGTTATTGAATACTGGGATAACGAGGTAGAAGGTCTTAAAGATGATCAAGATGGATTAAATGAATTTTATAGACAGTTTCCACGTACTACTAAACATGCTTTCAGAGATGAGTCTAAAATGTCTTTATTTAATCTAACTAAGATCTATCAACAAATAGATTTTAATGAAGATTTAAAAAATTCATTGTCTATTACAAAAGGTAGTTTACAATGGGAAAATGGTATTAAAGATACTAAGGTTATATTTGTTCCAAATAAAAACGGTAGGTTTTTAGTGTCATGGGTTCCACCAGTTGAATTACAAAATAGAACTATAAAGAAAAATGGAAAAATATATCCAGGTAATGAGCATTGCGGTGCTTTTGGATGTGATCCATATGATATATCAGGTACAGTAGATGGTCGAGGTTCTAACGGAGCTTTAAGTGGTTTAACTAAATTTAGTATGGAAGATGTTCCACCTAATCATTTCTTTTTAGAATATATTGCTAGACCACAAACTGCTGAGATATTTTTTGAAGATGTACTTATGGCCTGTGTGTTTTATGGGATGCCAATATTAGCAGAAAATAATAAACCTAGATTATTATATCATTTTAAAAGAAGAGGTTATAGATCATACTCTATGAATCGACCAGATAAAAAATACAATAAATTATCTATAACAGAAAGAGAAATAGGTGGTATGCCAAACTCTAGCGAGGATATTAAGCAAGCACATGCCTCTGCTATAGAATCTTATGTTGAGCATTTTGTTGGTTTAAAAGAAACAGGTTATGGAGATATGTATTTCCAAAGAACACTAGAAGATTGGGCGCAATTTAATATTAACAATAGAACATCACATGATGCATCTATTAGTTCAGGACTTGCTTTAATGGCTTGTAACAAGCATAGATATGCTCCAAGTAACAAAATTAAATTACAACCAGTAGATTTAGGTATAAAAAAATACGATAACAAAGGATTTACATCAAAAATTATAAGTTAAATGAATATATATACTAATAGCAATAGCGCCTTCCCTAGTCAAGTGGTTAGTGATGCAGACAAAGCAAGTGAAGAGTACGGTAGTCAAGTTGCTATGGCAATTGAATATGAGTGGTTTGATCAAGGTAGAACTAACGGTAATAGATATTTAACTAATTGGAACAATTTTCATAACTTAAGACAATACGCTCGCGGTGAACAATCACCTCAAAAATACAAAGATGAATTATCTATTAATGGTGATTTGTCTTATCTTAATTTAGACTGGCAACCAGTTCCTATATTATCTAAGTTTGTTGATATTGTTGTTAACGGTATATCAAACAAAAGCTATGATATAAAAGCTTACGCTCAAGATCCTGCATCAGTTAAAAAAAGAACTGATTACGCTTCTCGTATATATGAAGATATGATGGCTAAAGATTACTTAGATGAATTAAAAAATTCTTTAGGTATCAATTTATACCAAAGTCTAGACCCAAGTGCTATACCAGAGTCAGACGAAGAATTAGAGCTTCACATGCAATTGTCATATAAGCAAAGTATAGAAATAGCAGAAGAAGAAGCTATATCATCTGTTTTAGCTCAAAATAAATATGATTTAATTAGACGTAGACTAAACATGGACTTAACTGTTTGTGGAATCGCTGCTTCAAAAACAAGTTTTAATACAGCTGAAGGCGTAACAGTTGATTATGTAGATCCAGCTTATATGGTTTATTCGTATACTGAAGATCCTAATTTTGAAGATGTGTATTATGTTGGTGAGGTTAAATCTATAACTATACCAGAGCTTAAAAAAGAGTTTCCAAATATTAGCAAAGATGAGTTAGAAATTATTCAAAAAATGCCTGGAAATAGACAGTACGTAACAGGCTGGGGAAATTATGATGAAA